GCCCACACTAGGGAGCTAAACAATGGCAATAACACAGATTAAAACCACGGGTATTGCCGACGATGCAGTTACTGTGGCTAAGATGGCCGACAATAGCATTGATAGCGCCCAATATGTTGATGGTTCTATTGATCCAGATCATTTAGCTAATGATGCAGTTACAGCAGATAAAATTGCTGACAACGCAATAGATGTAGCGCGATTAAATGTAAGTGATGGTAGTGCAGGACAAGCACTTACTACTAACGGTAGTGGTGCTTTAGCTTTTGCAACTATTGGAGGCTTGTATAACGATTGGCTAATAAAAACAGCTTCGTACACGCTGGTGTCGGGCGATCAAGTTATTGTCAACAAAACCTCTGGTTTAACTATGACGTTACCTGCTTCAGCAAGCGCAGGAGATGTAGTAACTATCAAAGCTACCGGCGGCGGCACAGTGACTATAGGTCGTAATTCACAAAAGATTAACTCGACAGCGGCTGATGGAACATTAAGTAGCGGAAGTTCAACGCAACTTGTGTTCGTGGACAGCACTATTGGGTTCTTAGAGCTTTAATTGGGAGATAAAAAATGGCAGTTTTATTAGGCGCACGTACTCAACTTATAACTATACCTATAACTGTATCGCAAACATGGACACCACCTTTAAATGGAACAGCGGTTATTCATGTTATTGGTGCCGGAGGTAGCGGCGAAGTTGATGATCAGCACGCAAATAGCGCTGGAGTCGCAGCGAGTAGAGGCACGGCAGGGGGTGGAGCAGGAGGTTATTGTTCAAAAACAGTAACTATTTCTACAGGAACAAATTGGACATTTGTTGTAGGCGCAGGGGGGCTTAGAGAAAGCGGAGATGCAGTAGGGGTTACTGGCGGCAACTCTACTGCAACAAATGGAGCTATATCTACTATGACCGCAAACGGCGGCGTTGGTGGAAGCGTTGGTGGGGACAATGTTGGAGGAGCAGGAGGAACAGCTTCAAACGGGGATGTAAATCGAACAGGTGGGGCCGGTGGTGGTTATGGGAGCCAACAAGATCACAGGTTCGGTGGTGGCGGTGCAGTAGGAATTCACGGCACAGGTGCGGCAGGAGTAATAGGCATTGGCAATAATGGCGCTGGAAACAAATTTAATGGTGGAACTTCAGACGTTCTTAGCCCACAGTTTGAAAATACTTATGGCGCATTAGTTGGTGGCGGGCCAGCCGGTCAAATGGTATCTCTTGATACCACTCCAGTTAAACAAAATATTTTTCCGGGTAATGGACAAAACGGAGGTTTTTTATCAGGAGGTGGCGGGGCGTATTCTAAGCATTCAGCCGTTGTAATTTACGGAGGCGATGGAGGTATTGGCGGCGGCGGTGGTTCTAGTTATTCCAGCAATGGTAGCATTATGAGGGGTGTTTCTGGAAAAGGCGGTAACGGATTAATTATTGTTATGTACTTAACAATCGGATAAGGAGAAGATAATGGCTGATACATGGATAATTAAAACCGCTAATGGTGACGTAACTAATCCTAAAATTCTTGCAAATGAAGATTTTATAGTAGCAAATTTTTCTCACTATGAAAAATATGTTCCTTCTGCTCCTTCAGAGCCTACCGCAGAGCAAGAGGCGCGTATGTGGCGTGATGACGAACTATCGTCAACTGACCAAGCATCACAGACACCGGACTGGCCTAACCGCGATAATATACTTTTGTATCGAACTGCGCTTAGAAATTGGCCGAGTACGTCAGATTTCCCCGCCACTAAACCTACACTCGGTTAAAAAATGCCACTCGTTGAAATCGATATCCCGGCTGGAATATTCAATCACGGGACAGACCTAGACTCGTCCGGGCGTTGGCGAGATGCTAATTTTATCCGCTGGCAGAATGGCTCTGTGCGCCCAATCGGTGGCTGGTCAACCCGCAAGTCATCTGCAACCGCAGTGGCGCCGAGAGGCGCTGTTGCCTGGGTGGATCATACTGATTCCCCAAGACTAGCGGTTGGCACTTTTAATAAATTGTACGCGCTTAACCAAGGTTCGGTGGTGCAAGACATTACGCCATCCAACTTTACGTCTGGCACGTTGGACGCAACAGATAACACCGGGTATGGCGGTCAGACTTATGGCTCATACGCCTGGGGCAATGCGCGGGTGAATGACGGCGTCCCACACAAAGTCACGACTTGGTCCCTTGATGCGTTTGGTCAGCATCTGGTTGCGTGCTCAAGCGATGACGGCAAAATCTATTTGTGGACGTTAAGCGGTACTGCTGCAGCCGTTGCGTTAACGAATGCGCCAATTAACAACAAAGCAATTATGGTGACCGATGAGCGCTTTATCTTTGCGCTTGCAACGGCAGGCAACCCACAAAAAATAGCGTGGTGTGACAGAGAGAATAATACAACATGGACACCAGCGGCAACGAATCAGGCCGGTGATATTGAGCTACAAACGACCGGCGAAATCATGTGTGGCGTGCGCGTCAAAGGCTCTGCATTAATACTCACGACGCTTGATGCCCATACTGCAACATATGCTGGTCCACCGTTTGTTTACTCGTTTGACCGAGTTGGTACATCGTGCGGCGTTGTATCACGCCAAGGCGCCGTTGCTGTCGATTCTGGCGCGTTCTGGATGGGTACATCTGGGTTCTTTCAGTTTGATGGATCATCGGTCAAAGAAATGGCGTGCGATGTCCTCGATTACGTTTTTGACGATCTAAACTCTGCGCAGCGATCTAAAATTTGCGCCATCGATAACGCGCAGTTTGGTGAGGTTTGGTGGTTTTATCCGTCATCCTCTGCGACAGAAAATAACCGATACGTTGTCTATGATTACAAAGAAGGTCACTGGAATATTGGCACGCTATCGCGCACAACAGGCGTTGACGTTGGCTCTTTTCGATTCCCGCTGTGGTTCGATGGCTCTGGCAATTTGTACAACCAGGAAACTGGGTACTCACATGATTCGGCGCCGTTTGTTGAAAGCGGTCCTATTTCTTTAGGATCGGGAGAGAATCTAATGAAGGTCAATGAAATCATCCCCGATGAGCGATCTCAGGGGCAGTGTACGTTGACGTTTAAGAGCCGTTTTTATCCGAATGGGTCAGAGTCTAGCCACGGGCCATTTACCCTCGCCAATCCAACCGGGGCGCGTTTTCAGGGGCGCCAAGTGCGTATGCGTATCAATGGGTCGGAAGTTGATTTCCGTGCCGGAAAGATGCGCTTAAACGTAGTTGAGGGCGGTAAGCGTTGAGCTTTCAGCTACCCCAGGCGATTGGTCCAGATTGGAAGCTGTGGGGTCGCAGGTTAATCGATGTCTTATCCAGCACTCGATCTCAGCTAGTTTATTATGTGGCCGGTGATTCTGCTGCAACCGAGGGTGTGATTCTGTGGGATCGGACAGGTTACCCGGTTGTCACAAAGTCTAGTGTATTTCGCCAAGTTTTGATGGGGGGAGGATGTGGGCAGTTTTACGCCACTGCAACGCAAACAGCAAGTAATGCAAACACAGGTTACGCCATTGCGTTTAACTCGTCATCGACGGTTGACGGCCTTGCAATCAACGGCTCGGACGCGACAAAGATTACTGTCTCAGAGGCGGGTTTACTTGAGATAAACGTCACGGCACAAGCGAGCTCATCATCAAGCTACAATGGGTTTTTGTGGGTCAACGTAAATGGAACTGATGGCTACGCTGTTCAAAAAGCGGTTAACGGTACTGATATCATTACGCTCACGGCACTGGTATCTGTTGCTGCGGGTAACTATCTAAAAGTGTTTTACGCCGTGTCTAACACGGGCCTTACGCTACCAAATACTGCCGCCTCATCACCTATTCCTGCGATTCCGGCAGTGCAGGTCACGATCAACCGCGTCAAGCAATAGTGTCCCTCAATGAAGAGCTTAATCGGTGCAAACCGTGGATTGATGGCGCGCTTGAATATTGCGGCGGCACGCATTTATATGAAGATATAGCCGAGGGGATTGCCGCTGGGCGATTTCAATTCTGGCCTGCGCCCAATGGCTGCGCTGTAACTGAAATAATTATTTTCCCGCGCAAAAAAGTGTTCCATATTTTTCTTGCTGGCGGCGAAAAAGATCAAATCGTTGACATGGATGAGTCGGCGGTTGAGTTTGCAAAAATGCAGGGCTGCACATCAATGACAATTGCTGGTCGTAGAGGCTGGGCAATCGTCTTAAAAACTAAAGGGTGGGCAGAACAGTTCACCACACTAGCGAAGGATATTTGATATGAGCGGCGGTGGAAAAGGCGGCAAGCAAAGTACAGTTCAAGAGATTCCTAATTGGATCAAACAGCCAAACGTTCGCAACATAGCGCGATCAGAAGATGTCCAAAAGATCGGGTATATGCCGTACTACGGCCCTGATGTAGCTGGATTCACGCAACCACAACAGCAGTCCATGCAAGCGAATTTAGATGCTGGGTCTGCGTTTGGCCTAATTGACCCGGGAATGAGCGCAATGGACGGTATGCCGGAAGCGCAAGATTTTGGTGGTATGAGCGGTTACTCGTCGGCGCCGTTATTTGAAATGGCTGTTAGCGAGATGCAGCGTAAGGCGCCAGCCTATGCGGATCAGTACGACGATCTGTTTGCATCCAACACGGGTCAAGGGTCGATGGATAATCCGTATATGCCGATAAATTATCCTGGTTATGGCGGTAGTGTCCAAATGCCTAATTTTGATCAAGGTCAATTTGAGCCTGCAAGTATTGGCCCAAATCCAACCTATGTTGACCAGGCAATGACGCCGGAGACGAAGCAGTTTTACGCTGATGAGCAAGCAGCAGCAGACGCTGCAGCATTAGTTGCGCAGCAAGAGGCTGCGGCGCAGGCTGAAAGAGATTCGGCGGCAAAACAACAGCAAATGGATGACTTTAATAGAAGGTATCCAAAAGGGTTTGATTTTGGAGGCATGGTGTAATGTCAAATGGTGGAAGAATGGGCGCAGCGCCCACAAAAATGCGTAATCCTATGCAGCCAGCGGGTGTTGCTAATCGTCAGATGTTAAACCCACTCGGTGGCAGTCCTTTTAACATTCAAGATCAGTTCAATGGGGGTAGCGGTCCCACAACAAGCCCTGGAGGGCCGCAAACGAGTTTCATGCCGCCTGGAATCGCTCCAGGGGGGGTGCCGAGGCCAATTGATGACTTAAATCGTTCAGGACCATATATAAACTGGCCAGTGAGTGGCGGTGGGACGCCAATTGTCCAAGATCCCGGAATAAGTAATCCACCAGATGTTATCCGTGATGGAGATCCAATGCCTATACCGGGTCAGGAAAACCAAAGCACTACTCCGACTAGAGCACCAAATATTAACCAGACAGCGGCGACGGGGATTAATAACGCAATTGCTGGCGCAACTAACGAGATGGGTTACCGGCCAATGGCGATTAATCCGTCAGGCTACAATGCGCGTGGCGCATTTGGTCAAGGTTATAACGCTGCTGGAACGTCTGGTGAGGGCTATCGCGCCTCTGGAACAACAGGCCGTGGCTATCAAGCGGCTGGATCTCAAGGCCAAGGGTATGATGCTGCGCAGGCAGGCAGTCAGGGATTTAACGCCGCCGGTGTCGATTCGCAAGGCTACTCATCGACTGATGCCGCATCTCAAGGGTATAACGCTCAAGACACGGGTTCAGTAGGTTATAACGCGGCTCAAACTGGATCGCAGGGTTATGGGGCGCAAGATGCAGGGTCTACGGGATACGGCGCTGAAAGATTAGGTTTCTCGCCAACCGTAAATGCGCAGAATATAGAGGCCGGTCAAATTGCAAACACTGATCTCTCTGCATACAAGAATCCTTATGAGGATCAAGTTGTTCAAAGCAGCCTATCGGACCTCGATAGAGCTCGTCAGATGCAGCAAGCACAAGCCGGAGCTCAAGCAGGGGCAGCGGGTGCGTTTGGCGGCTCTCGTCAGGCGTTATTAGAGGCTGAAAACAACCGTAATTTCTTTGACCAGGCATCGAGGACAGCGTCAGGTTTGCGCCAGGCTGGATTTCAAAATGCACAGAATTTGGGTTTATCCGACATCCAAACAATGATGCAAGCCAATACGGCGAATCAAGGTGCAAACTTGCAGGCAGATACCTTAACCGCAAATCTCGCGCAACAAGCTGGGTTGGCAAATCAAGCCGCTGGTAATAGCGCTGGTCAATTCGGCGCTCAAGCTGCCAACCAAGTTGCAATGTCAAATCAAGCAGCGGCCAATCAAGCCGCACAGTTTGGCGCCGCATCAGGCAATCAGGCATCACTAGCCAATCAGGCGGCACTAAATCAATCAGGACAATATGGCGCATCAGCAACGAACGCGGCAATGATGGCTAAT